ACAAGCTGCGCACTCCCCTTCTGCAAATAAGGCAGAGCACTCGTGAAATAATCATGCTTCTTGGACGAACGACGAATCTTATACTGACTCGTCGCATCGGGTCCATTACTCACGGGCTCTGCCAAATCATCCATCACGTTCTGATCTCTGAACCACGCGTTATAAATCAAATTATACGCACGCAGCGGCAAAGCGTTCACTTCTACTTCTGTCGTCTGCAATCCATCGGGCACACCGAAGTACGCCAACAAATCCTGGGCGTCAACGCCCCCATCATGATCGACGGTCAATCCATCCGCAATAATAGGGATGGTATACGTCGTATCCTGCGCGCCTTTAACATCATGCGCGCCGTTAAAATTCTCCCAATTATCCCACAACAACCTCGCCGGAACAAAGAAGAAAAATGTCTCCATCTGGATATTATCCATAACCGGCGCCAACAACGGACTAAAAATCCTACTAAATCCGTTCAACTTCATCGTCATTGTATCTCCTGGCAGAATCTCATCCAGAAAAATGGGATACAACAAACTGGCATCGTACGTCATCTTTAATCCATGCGACCGGTTAAACTGACTCCGGCCTATCTTAGCGTCCGGGCCTTCATAACTCTTCCTTTGGCCTCGGCGCACTTGTACCATATCACGCATCAGAAATACCCTCCACTGAAAGGTCCCTGAAATTACTCGCCATTGCAATCTTTACGCCTTCAATATTCTTAATCACACCGCGTTCCGTATCAAAGGAACCAATATGATACAAGGCGTAATCTTCCGGAAACTTACAAAACATGTGTTCCGGATCTGCACAGCCTTCTCTGAAGGCTCTAATCGCAAAATCCACGGTCGGCGCCGGAAACGGATCTATGTATCTCGCCGCCGCCGCATCATATACCGAAAAAATTTCGGTCATCATTATAGAGCACTTCTCCTTGAAAATAGCTCAGCTCTAGCCTGCTGAATCTTTTCACCAGACATTAACTGATACTTAGTTAATTCAATCGCTTCATCATAACGCGTAACTCTGACGGCCTCCATGACGTCAGGCTGAAATTCATCCATCCACTTATCGTAATAGCGTGGGGGCTTAGCCTCCACGCCATCTACTACTACGAAATCTCGCGGGTAAACATCCCGCCAATGCTTCGCAATCCACCGGCGACCAATCGCCGGTCTCAAACTCATGCGTGCAAACTCCTCGGCGAGTAACTCGCCTGTAATGGGATTCGCGCGAGCGAAGTCCCTACGTTTCATCTTCTTCCGTATATAACCTGCGACGTAAGTCGCACTAGCCATAGTTACGGAACCACCTTCTGTATTACCCAGTCCCCAAATATCATCCAAACTCTCGGAGCGCCAAACACTAGGCTTACCACTATGAGGACCGCTATGGCGGTCCAAAAAGTCAACACCAAAAAGCAACGCATGGTAATGTGGCCGTTGTGTGCGCTCTCCGTACTCTCCGCATCCGAAGAAACTAATCGGTGCGTTTTGCGTCTTGCGCAAACGCTTAATGAATCCCGAAAGATCTGTCGGAGCCAAACCAGTTTCATCTGGTAAATCCTCCTCTCTATAAGTTAACGTGACAAACACGTTACTCTCATGCATCCGAGCTTCGTGCATCATACGAACGCCCCACTGTCGTCCTTGCTCGGCCCTACATCCAACACAATTCCCGCAAGGGACCACCTGCAACGCACCTAACCGTCGCTTTGTATAAAGCGACTTCCTCCGAATCATAACTTCAGTCGGATGGAAACAAGGCATCTCGCTCCCTTTTCGGTAACGAAAACCACCAATCAATACAAGCGTACGTCCATTTTGCCCCGCAAGCAGGGCAAAATGGCGGCCTCACATCCTAATTCCACCTCTCATGAAATAATGACTCATTCGATTCTTCGAACTCGTCTTCTTCGCTCCACGCCGAAATGTTCTTCTGGAACTCCGGCGACTCATCCTCTGCCTTCTAGCCATGATGATACCTCCTCAAAAATGGAAGTCAGCTCTATAACCACGTGCGCGTGTGTCACCGCGCGCGCGCGATAAACAAAAGCTACAACTTCCTATAATGCAGCGAGCGTAGCGTCGCTGCTGGGCGGAGGGAAAATCCCTCCAGCCCTTAAAAAAACGAAGAAACCCCGAGCCGATGTAACGGTCCTTGTCTCGGAATAAATGAATCACTATATTAAATCTCCTCTAGTAAAGGAGTAATCATGAAAAAGGAAAATCTTGAAAAGATCATCGCTGGGATCGACGTTAAGCTACAGAAAGTCGCTACGTCGATAACGCTTCTAGAAGATCATCGCGAAGCGCTCTATAAGCAACTCCAGGTCTTCGATAAGAAGTAGATGACCTAAAAAAGGTCCCTGAGCTCAGGGACCTAAAAAGGGGGTCCCTGAGCTCAGGGACCCCCTTCGCACATCACCCCCTTGGTGTATATGTGCCAGGTGACCTTAAGTCACCGCTTCTCCCCCGGCGGTCGTTCCGCCGGCATCTCCCACGGGATCCGGTTCGACGGCTTTGCCCTTCGATCCACCCGTGTCTCCAGGAGGTACAACGTCCTCCTCGTCACCCTTAAGGAAACCCGCCTTAACCAACGCATCACGCTTCTCCTCATCATGAGCGGAATCTAGCCAAACGGCTACGTCGTGATCGAAAACTTCTCTGACCTTACTCGGTAGCTTCATGAACTCAACTTCTGCCGCTCTTGCCTGATTTAAGGCATCTTGTAAGTCAGTAAATTCCGAGACATCTGCAAACATCAACTTAGTCTCGTCCAACATATTCATGCCGCTGTCCTCAAACTGCCTCATGATCGTATTCAGGTCCGCTAAATGCGCGTCACTCTGAATCGTCTCCGAGGGTCCGTCGTTAATCGTCTGGACCCGCTCTCTGCCCAAATAATCCAAACGGTTCCTAGCCGTCTTGGTCATCTTCTCCCCCTCAGTAATTGTAAAATCAACGGCATCGCCGCCCGCGCACCTGCGCCACCTCCTCCTATCGATTCAAATAAATCTGAAAGCGCCTTCTGTTCAGGAATACTGAACTTAGACAAATCCGCTTCCGAAATCGATCTAGCCGAATTGGCCATACTAGCACCATGCTCGGCTAATAATAAATCCCTCATAGGTCCAGTCATGGACCCATCCGAAGCAAAATAAAACTGTTGCTTCGCTTTCTCCCGTCTCGCCTTAACGGCGACAATGTCGCCCTCATGCCGAATCCTCATAGTTTCGGCCATAACTCTTTGCTTCTGCAAATCTACAAGCTTCATCTGCTTAGCTTGCATCTTCACGTCCATGGCGGTACTTACGCCATCTTCCGCAACATTACTCTGTTGCGCCAAACTTCCACTGGGGCTACTAGCCCCGCCTTGCTGATAAGCCAACGCAGGGTTTAAACCCGCCGCTTCCATATCAGCTACGCCACGTTGCCACTGCGTACTACTCATGCGCTCTTGAAACGCTCTATCACGTTTCGCTTCTTTCCTTCTTCCACGGTTTCCCATAAAACCGCTAACTACTTGCCCGCCTAACGCCAGGGCCGCTATCGCAGCAGGCCCGGGCATCTAAAATCTACCCGTCAACGACGGGATCGAATAAACAGGCATGGGCCTGGCGCACTTGTAATCAAACCAAACATCTAACAAAAAGTCTGGCTCAGTCGTAATAGTCGTTATACGACTCAACGGCGTCTGGTCCTCAATAAAGGTATTGTTCAACGCCGGTAACGACGAAAAATCCTCTGCTAAATGCCAATGACTCAAAGCACCTGCAGAATCAGGATTAAACTTCCCTACCACTCGGGAGTGTTTCATCCGATATTCAGCCCACCGTTCTTGATACCCAAATACAGCATTATCGGTGGCTAACACATTCGAAACGAATAACTCTTTGTTCAAAATACTCTGCTCTCCCAAATTCGCTAACGCGGGAATATAAAAATCATACCGCGTCGACCTACTCCAGAGCCTATCTAAACCCTGAAAATAGGTAACATCTCCACGGGCACGAATCAAACCAATAATGTATCCGTGCTCCGTAAAGGACTTGGCCCAGCCATGTCCGCTAATCACGCCAGTGCCAACGCCTCGCAATTCCCCTTGCGGCTCATCGTTACCACTCACCGAAACCGTCGAATCAACTCCCGACGTGTTCGCAACGGCGGAAACATTAAGCATCGACTTACCGCCTCCTAAATACTCAGGTCTCTGCAACCTGAAATCTGGACTCGTAACACCAAAATGAGATTTAATAATCTCAACATAACGAGTCCCTCCACGCGCATCGCGCTCTAACAATCTCTGAATCGCGACAGACTGTCTGAGCGCATTCACGTCAACCGTCGCAGCACTAAATCCCGCAAGGCCTTGCGACGAACTAACGTCAACTCTTAACATCTCGGTCAACGTACCGACGGTGCTATCTAGCACCAAATCCGCTGCGCCGGAATCCAAATCCCTCAACTGCGCACTACCTGTGTTCCAAACTACAATCGGGTTCCCGGTAGAACCGGGATGTATCACGGGTAAAATACCCGATATCGAAACAAGCTGCGCACTCCCCTTCTGCAAATAAGGCAGAGCACTCGTGAAATAATCATGCTTCTTGGACGAACGACGAATCTTATACTGACTCGTCGCATCGGGTCCATTACTCACGGGCTCTGCCAAATCATCCATCACGTTCTGA